CGAGCCTTAACCTGTACCAAAACACCACCGTCAGTAGCTGCACCTGCTAAAATTCCACCAGTAGATCGAGTAAAAAATGATCCCGTTTTAGATCCACCCTTTAAATCATTTAATCCATCAATAGCAAATCCACTAGTTACATGATAAGCAGTCACCTTCTTTATTTTACCTTGAATTCTTTCCTGACGTTTTCCATAAAAAGGAAAAAGAGGATATCCAGAACCAATCATTCCATAATTAAAAACCAATTCATAAACATCATAATGATCAGTACTAACATATTCAACACGTTCCTGCATAAATTGTTTTAATGTTTTCATTTACGTTTACCTATTCCATTAAATTTTACAGCAAGACTAAATTGTCCTAACTTTTTCACCCCAGCATTTCCAGACTTATTAGACCTTATTGACATATTCATTATCAATTCATCATCACCAGATTCCAACTGTATAAACCAATTTTGTTTCGAAGTTGAACTTTCATAAGCTTTAATAAATTTAACTTGTGGAATAAATACACCTAATTCATCAACATCCTTTACTTCTTCATAATTAGATCCAATACCTTTTATAACAATAGTAGGAACATCAGGCGCATCTCTTAATATTTCACTTTTTATATATTTAAGAGATTCATCCTTATCTTTATTAAATAATCCAATAACACCTGATCTCATAATCTGTAAATACCTATCATACCCACCTTCATATGTCTTGCTATCAGTTTTATCCAATTGTCTCAATATTTCTTCGGTTTTTCTTCGATCCTTATGTCTACCGTTAGAACCGCCATCATAAGTTTTAAACGAAGGTATACCTTCTAATTGAGAAAATACTTGATTATATACAGCTTTCTTTAAATTATCATATAATTTCTTTTCGCCAAATAAATCAAAAATTTTATTAACATAAGTATTTAATAAAGGTTCCTTAGTTTTCTTCCCACCAGCTTTAAGACTAACACCTAAAATATTACCATCATTAAATTTCAAAAACATATCCCCAGGATGATTAGAAGGAACTCCACTCGGTTTAGTTCTATAACCCCAATACGCAATATCTATGGATTTATCATCATTCTTATCTCTAAGAAATTTCAAAATAGCAATAGCATTTTCCAATTTTTCTTTAAATTTGGATGAAGTTTCGGCAGCTGCAATAAAATCAATTGCTTGTTTTTTATCTGGTCCCATAACACAATCCAAAGTTTCAATATCTGTACCAATAACAAATTTATATAATTCATCTGGATCTTCAGAATAAAAATTCTTTTCAAATGCCATACATGGAAATAATTCGGTAATGGTGGAATTTAGTGTAGTTTCTTGCATACCTCCAGTATCGGCTTTAAACAATAACAGATACTTAAATTCATCATAAACTAATTCTATAGGATCAAAACTGGAAAAACTACTAGGCACAACCGAAAAGGGAATCCCATTTGATTGTAATCTATGGCCTATAGAATCTCTATCGGAATCTCTATCGGAAGATCTAACAACTATAACAGTTCTTTTGGAAGAACTTTTCTTAGAAAGTTCCGTTTTATATCCCTTAAAAATATCTACAGGCAAATCATTCTTAGATTCAGTAAAATAAGAAAATTGTTTAAACGTTTTCATTTAAAATGGTATCCCTTTGAAATGGTATATCATCATTATAATTATCCAAAAAAGTCCTATCGTAATCCAGAAAGGCAGAATATGCCATTCGTAAAATAAACGAACAGCATATTCCCACCCCAACTTTTTCCAAATAGTTGTATATTCTTGTAAGTATTTATAAAATGTCCTCATTGGGATTTCTTACCCTCACTGTAGTAATACTTTCAACGGGTAATCTCCAAGGAGTTGCCCTACTGTCATCTAAAACTTTTAACGAACAAACATCTTCCATATCATCCCAAGTAACACTATTAACTTTACACCAATGAAATTGTCCATGAGCTAATATTCCAACATCAATCTTTTGTTCTTCTGCACTTTTTAAAATCTCTAAATTTAATTGTCCAGCCTCGTACAAACTCATCATTGATATGCCCCTTATCAACTTAAAATTAAATTTAACATCCTATAGAATACACAGTTGCATTCTTCAGGATTTCCTCTTCTGATTGTTGAATAATAAAATCTTTAACCGCTTGAGCCAAAAATGGTTCAACGTTTTCCACTTCTTTAACTTGTTCCAATATCCAATCATATAACTCATTAGGAATTTCAACTTCTACTTCTACCATATCATCATCAGTTTTCATATTACCCCCTTAAATTATTATAATTATACCATAATTCACTCACAAATGGCAAGCTTTATTTATAAAAAAAATATCCAAAAAAAAGTCCCTCACTCTCGCAAGGGACTTACTCCATTTAAACTTTTAGAATATTCTTTAAGATCTTCTACCTTTTCTCTTAACGTCCTCAACTTTTTTCCATTATCAGTTAAAGTCATTAAAGTATCTAATCTACTGAGAACAATTTCACATATACCATTTATTTCAACTCCCACTATTTGTTCACAAGTATTGTATAATATTTCTTTTTTCATCCAAAAGGTCCCCAATCATTTTTTAGTTTTCCGAAACCAGATAATAGTCACCAATCCCATAAAAACCCAAACACTAATTACAATACCCATCATAATTTTCTAATCCTTTTAAAGTAAATCTATAAATGCCAAAAATTATATTTTTTTCTATATTGACCAGTCAATCTCAAAACAATAGAAGTCAAAATATCAATTAATACATATTGCAGTAAACACAAATACATGAAAATATAGAGTCCTATTTTAATCATGGCAAATATATTGCAACTCCAACACTAATTAATAATCCTACTACTAATTTTAAAAAATCCCAACCAACTCCAACAAAACTCTCCCGTTGTTTTTTCTTCAGTGTTTGAGTCATAGCAATTTCCCTTCCTGCTAACATCCCCACAAACAACCATGTCGTACTCATAGGTATTGGATTTATCACCTTAAAAGTGAATAATAATCCACCATAAATAAAATCTATTAATGTGACCTGTTTCAAATTTATAACATGAGATTTTCTTTGTACTACTTGTTGAATTTTACCTCCACCAATATAAAAAATCACACCTAATAACGAAAACGAAGTTACTAAATATAATAACAACATTTCAACCGAAAGTTGTCTCGGTAAAAACACACATTCATTTGCAGTATCATGCATTAACCAAGTTATCCATAAAAATGAAGTAGAAACTATTTGTAATTTACCCCAAATAGGCGATACTCTACTCCACCACACCTGATTCTTTTTAGTATGTCTTGCAACTAATGTCCAAATTACAAAAGCAACAACACTAGCAACCACATATCCAGTGATTGATTTCTTTACCATCTTCATGATAGTAGGTGTCGAAGCAAATGTAGTTAAAGTAAATAGAGTTGTTGATACTGGAACCCCAACCCTAGTCAATATCAATAAACATACTGGAGCAAGCAAATACTTATATCTAAAAGTTTCTGGATATGGAATAGTTGACAATCTACCCCATGACAAATCTCCATCATTTAAAAACCAACCAACAGTTGCAGTTACAACCATCAATCCACCAAACCACAACCACAACTGATACCATGATCTCTGTTTATTTGAAGATATAAACGTTCCTAATGTCTGAATACTATCATTCGCAACAACGGAATATGCTGACATAAAAAAACCAATTAATAATAAACTCCCCAATTCTATTCCTTATCCTCATCGTCTAAATACTCTTCAACATCTCTAATAAAATCCACAATCTCCATCACAGCATCTTCTAATCTCTGCAACCTGTCCATAATATCAACTAACTTATTTTTATCTAATCCAACCTGTTCCAACACAGCATCCGGAATAGGGACAGGCGAAGCTTTCAATGCTGTTTTTGCGACACTCTTGAAAAATTTTTTCACTTTGAACTCCATATGGGAAGTGCATAAAACCAATTTTTAAATTTTTCCCATTTTGTTAAAGGTTTTTCTTGCTTGGGTTTTTCTACCCATTCGATTTTTAATTTTCTACGATGTGTGCCCTTAAATACCTTTTTTCTTTGAAAATGTCTAGAATTCATTGATCCTCAGTTCTACATTCCAACTGTTTTTCCAATTTAGATATAATCTCGTTTGCTTTTTTTAATTTATTTTCTAATTCAATTTCTTTACGTTGTCTATATGCAATTTCTTGTTCAAAGGTAACTGCTTGTTCCTTAACTAATCCATTTTCTGCGAATTCGCAACCAGTCAATTCTAGCAGAGATACTACAAATAGTATAGAAAGGAGAAAGAGTATTATGTTCTTAATCATTTATTCCCCCCACTGGCCAATAATATTGAGCGAGTAGTTGTCCCCCTATTGGAGTATTCAACCAATCCTTAATCTTCTGCCATCGTGTTTTAGGTTTTTCTTCTCCCTTTATTTTTATAACCTTCTTTTTGCCTAATCTCTTTCCTGTACTGATATCAATCAAACCTTCTCTAACTACTTTTTCTTTCATTTTTTATCCTATACTGGATTTGATGCAATATGCTTAGTTATTTCCTCAGTAACCTTTGCTTTGTATTGAATCTTTCCAGGAATATTCCATAGTACATTTTTCTCATCCAGTTTACCATCCTTTACTAATGCCCATGCTTCCTTTGAACTCGTTGCCTCAATTTCAACCGTATTTTCTGATGCTTGAGTATAAGTTATTCTATAAGTTTTCATTCCTTTACCTTTCTATCTTACCTCAATTTTTAATAGTTAATCATCTCTACTTTCTGATGTAGTTGCTTGTTCTAATAACCTATTATCATTTTCAGCATTATTAAACCAAAAGTCTACAACTTTTGAAAAGGAAGCAACAAAAGCCCCTAACATAATCAACATAATTTCTTTCCACTCAGGAGCAATGTCAGATCCTGCCCAAGTTGATCTAATAATCATCCCTAATATAATTCCAAAAATTGTTATCATAGCTACCGTTGCATACCATTTTCTGGATTGCCTATATTGAATAATTTTTAATAAAGCTTCATTAATTTCTTGATCATGTGTTTCTCTCAATGTATCCATTAGACTTTCATCCGTAGCACTTTCAGTCAATTTTTTCAAAGCACTTTCCTTAATTTCTGTAGTAACATCCTCTTCATCATTCTCAAAAAGATGTAATTTATCTTCTACTATTGATTCCGATTCCTTCTTCGTCTGCCGGACCCTTGACCTCGATTCCCTCTCATCTGACGAAACTGTTGAATCATCTGTTCTCTTTCGCCTGGCGATGCGTTCTGAAATCTTTGAATTTGTGTTTGCCATTGTTGGCCCCCTCCAGTACCTCCCGTTCTACCTGAAACTCGTTGATTTCTTTGTCTAGTGGTATTTTCTGTAGTTGTATCAGTACTGGATTTAACTGATGTAGATTTACCCCTACTTCTACTCGAATTTCTTTTATTTCCTGTCACATTTAAAAATCCGACACTAGAACTTTTTAATTCTACCTCATTTTCTAATAGTATTTTGTTTCTACCCAATTCCAAAACTTCACCCAAACCAGATAAACTATCACCAACTTCAACAATATGAATCCTATTTCTACCAATTTCGGAAACATATGCTCTAGCAAAATCCTTTCCTATAATAGTACCAACTAATTCATACTTCGGTGAACGATCTGGTTTAGTCCAACCCAACGGTCTAAATAAATTATTATCAGAGATTATTTTATAATACTGATAATCATCAGCTGGGATTTCATATCCCAGCTGAATTTGTGTCATAATAAACAGTAGAATGAATTTAAGATTCATCTGATTTCAATAACCTCTTTTTACCATTACCAATATCAATTTTTTTCGGTCGTTTCGACTCAGGTAACACTTTTTTCAAAGTGATACTAATCAAACCATCCTGTAAATCTGCACTTTCTACCTCAACATAGTCTTGTAAAGTCCAAGTTCTAGTAAAAGTTCTATTAGCAATGCCTTTATGCACATATTCATTCTTTTTAGATTCTTGATTACCTGAAACGGTCAAACTAGAATCTTGTGGATCATGTTCTACAGAAAGTTCCTTTTCAGAAAATCCTGCAACAGCAATTTCTATAACCCATGTATCATCATCTCCCTTAATTATATTATATGGAGGATAAGGTGAAGGTGTAGATTTTGCTGCTTCAAAACTAGCTAATTTATCCCATAATTGTTCAAAACCAACAAAATAAGGATCCAGTTTACCAACTTGTGCAAATGTAAATGTCATAATTTTTTCTCCTAAAAATTTAGCAAGATTAATATTAATGAGCCTTAAAATTAAGCACTCATAAAATTATATTTATAAAAATTTGGCAATCGCCCTAAGAACGAAATACCAAAAAGAAAAGCAGAATAATAAAATTCCACCCCATACCAACATCTTAACATAATCAAAATTCATACTTTCTCCATACAATCATACAAATAATAGTAGCCAACAACCCAAACGAATAATTTATCCATAACCAAAATCCAGGATCTTTTTGCAAAACAATATAAACCAACCCTGAAGAATATCCCACAAAATTAACACCCAACATAATAAAACTCACATCTTTAGAACTCCTATTTTTCACCATTTTATATATTTGAGGAATATATGCTCCACTAAAACATACTGTCAACAATATCCCAAAAAACTCTTCCATAATATATTACCTTTTTTACCTAAGCGGTGGACCACTCACCCATTGAACCATAGATTCTCTTATCCCCTTAGTAACAGGAGTAACTTTATGCGACATATAAGAAGGAAAACATATTACAGTTCCCTTTCCCCTCGGGAAAACTTGTGGTGTCGAAGATTCATGCATCATAACTTCACCACCTTCATAATCATCTTCATCAGATAATTGAACTATCATAGAAACTTTTCTCATATTTGTACTAGGGCCACAATCTGCGTGCCAATCATAAAAATTTCCTGTTTCATCTTCAGAACCATAATATCTAGCAAATTGAATTAATTCCATACTTCCAAGTAAATCAAATTTCCACATATTATTATTGGCCTCTACTACCATATCTCCCATTTTTTCATAAATCCAAGTAGTTTCCTCTATAATATCTATCCAAGCAGTAGAAGTTCTTCTTATAGTATTATCAACACCTTGAGCAACATCTTGATATTCGGCAAGCGATGCTTCATTGAATTCTAAAGTATCAGCATATTTTCTTATTTTTTGAATTTCTATATCATTAAAACCGTCTTTAAAAAAATACCACCCACAAGGTTCTGTACTATGATAAAAAGGTTGAGATTGCCGACTTAATAAAAAATCATTATATAACATATTCATTTAACATCCCCTAAAATATTTCACACGAACTACCCGAACAAGCTAATTCTCCTTGCAGATCAGTGTTATCTTCAATTTCAATTATATTTTCAATATTTATAGATTTTACATATTTAGTCAATTTTTCATATTCATCCTTACCACAGTCCTCAAAAGGCGCTTGTACATAGGTTCCATTATCATATGGTAAAAAAGACAAACCATTAAAAGAATCTTGATTATCCCACACCCATGACCCCACAGATGTCCATTCATCACTTTTAACAGAAACAGTTGCAGACACATTATGGCTATTCATACCTTTATTATGTCCTGGAGTAATCCAATTATCTTTAAAATGTTTTATTCTTTCCAAGAATTTTGTTACATCTTCCTTTCGTGTAATAGCACCTTCTGGGGCTCTTACAGGAATAGTTATAACAGCTCCTGGACCAAATACTTCATCTTCAACCAATTCTGGGATTTCTTCTACCAAATATTTATAAATAGCTTCATTTTTCCCAACCCTAATTCGACGTTTATAGTAATCACTATGCCATGCATGAATTCCAGAAGAAGTGCCCAGAACCAAACTACCTGTCCCCTCTGGTTTTATACAAGTAACACGTCTAGCAGGATTTATACCCAATAATCCAGCAACTCGTTTATTTTCCTCTACGGCACATTTTGAAGCTTCATAAAAACTATAATCATTATAATCGACTGAAGCAAGTCCAGTCAAAGAAACACCCAATAACGATTCCTTTTCTGTCATTTTTTTCCACTCAGGCCTTAAATAATGAAAATCCGTATAAGACGCTTGTAGAGTACCGATAAATGCAGCTGCTTTAGCACGTCTTTCCAAATCTTCTTGATTTTCCAACCCCGAAACATTTATCGAAGTCAAATTACAAAACTGAAAAGGATTTAAAGCAATTTCACAACACGGATTAGAACCTAAATTAGTATCATTAGTAAAATATAATCCTGGTTCACCACTACCACTTTCAACTAAAATATTCCATTTATCAGTAAACGTTTCTTTATCTATCATAGGTCTTGCAACCATAATAGAATTATTACTTCTAGAACGTTCAGGATAAAGATAATACCATTCTATTTTTCCTTCATCTTTAAGTTTATTATAATCTGTTTCAGGCAAATATACTTCAACCGTTTTACAATAGGTTTCATCTCTCCAAACATTCACCCTAACATTATAAACTCCATTTTCTGCAGTCAAAACTTCTTCAATAACACCATCATAAGCAGATTTACATTTTAACATTTCTTTATCATCAATACTAAATAATGAAATTAATGCACTTCTACGAATACCTCCAGCAAGTACTGCATCAGCAATTATACACTGAATATCATGGCATTCAAGAGGTGTTAATTTATCACCATCCTTTTTCCTATCCAACATAGACTGTATCATATTCAAACTTTTTTTCAATGGTTCTGGTCCAGGAGCTTTTCCGCCACTAATAACCAACTGTGCACCCTTTTCCCTAACACCCCTATAATCAAATAGTGGTAAAGTTTTCCCATGGAAATATGCTTTCATCAACATTTTTACAGCATCCGCCCAACCTTCTATAGAATCTTGTATTAGATACCGTCTTGATTTTAAAGGTTTTCTTATCTCAGGCAATTGGTCAACATGATGTCTCTGAACACTATAACCAACTCCTGCTCCTGACAATAATAAAAACATAGTCTCCGAAAATGTCAAGGTGTCTACAACAGGTAAATATGAACAATTAAACATTCTTGAAGGATTAACATCAATTGCCATACCTGCAAATTGCATAGAACGCATTGATGGTATTACTTTCTTTTGATATACTAATTGATAAACATCTTCTATTTCATCCTTTAATCTAGGATATTTATCAATGTGCATTTGTTTATTTCTGTCTACCGTTTCTTTAAAAGTTTCTCTTCTACTTTTCTCTGGCAAATACTTCGCATATTTCATATAATGAATTACATCACTCATTAACTCTAGATTTGTTTCCATTCTTTTCTCCTCAACATTTTCTCCATTCAGTTAATCTTACTCTTGCTCTAAGTCCTTCGTAAATATTATTTTCTATAATTGCTTTTACATTTAAATTTCTAATAAACATTTCATTAACATCTTTATCCTTAATATAATCAGGCCAAATACAAATCTTACATCCCTTATTTATCAAATGTTCCATTTTATTAACTAACGATTTGTTTCTACATTCATTGTCAAAAACAAAATTCAGTGTATCAATATCAAATAAGTCAATACTACTGACAAGATCACTCCCAGCGACAGCAATACTATTATCCATAAACATACTGTCAAAAGGACCCTCAAAAACGTAAATATCCTTTTCCCTATCCACTTTATCCATACCAAAAATTTTTGCATGGTTTTCATGGATTTTTATTGTAATGTATCTAAGATTAGATACCCCTACACTTCTCCCCTGTAATGCTATTAATTCTTTTTTATCGTTGTAAAATGGAATTACTATACGATTATCATTAGACAACAAATTGTCATGTCCATCTACAATATCACTAACAAACAAATCAAAATTGTCCGTATAGTATAGTTCTTCTAATTTTGGAATTTTTCTATCGATCAAATACTTCTTGGCAGGATGGTCATCATTTAATTCATAAACACCAATCACATTATCAGAAAGATCACATAAAGATTTCTTAAAGACAGGAGCTGAAAATTTATATTCAGCTGGTTTAGTAGACGAGGATTTTTTCCAATCACCTTTAGAAAAATTTTCTAAAACATATTGTTTATGTAATACTGGATCCAAATACTTAATAAAATTTGATAACGTAGTTCCCATTCCACAATTATGACACTTATACAATAATGAATTCTTTTTCTTGTATAAAAATCCTCTAGTCTTATTAGGATTTTTCTTAGAATCTCCACAATAAGGACACCTAAACGAAAATAAGTGATCCTTTTTTCTAGTAAATTTATCTAATCTTGAAGACAAATAGCCCGCAAACTTTACATCTATATGAATCATTAAACATCACCCTCACTGGATACATTATTAATATTATAACATATTATCAATCAAATGGCAAGTTTTTTATTTGATAAGTTGAACTAAAGTCAAAATTGTACTGATAAATGCTGGAAGTCCTGCTCCAAGTATAACAAGTTTCCAACCAAGTTTTAACGTCATATCTATACGTTCTAACCTAATTTCTACATCATGTAAATGATTATCTTTTAGTTCTTTAATATCAGACTCGATCGTATCGAGTCTATTCATTATAATTTCAGTTGTGTCCATTGAAAATCACTCCGTCATAATACAGAAATAAATATTGCATTACCTTTTCCTTCTTTTTCGTTTAACTTCCGTAGCAAACTTTTTCCAATTCAATTTCTTGTTTCTTCTGATAACCCTTTTTTGTCGTTTTTTGGAAACAGGGGGATTACCAGTTAATCCAGAAATTTCACCAGCCGCTACGCTATTAGTAGGAGCGTTTTCTAACAACAGTTTATTAAAATCTACAATTTCCCTTTCAGTAAGAAGTTTATGATCATTAATATATTTGTTAAATGTTTTTTCTATTAACAATTTATCATCCAACGTTGCATGACAGTATTCTTTAATCAAAAACAAAGCAGAAGCTAAACTACCTAATTTTCCTCTCATAAAAGGAATTTTTTGAACAATCTTTTTCAAATTATATACTAATCTATGAAAAGTATTATATGATCGTTTTTCTTCTGCTGTTTTTCTTTGGCGTCTACTTTTTAAAACTTTCCCATCATCATCAATCACACCCAACTTATAAGCTTCGGTATTTTCCCAAGGAGTGACCAGCAATTTCACAAATCTATATGCAAGATAAGTATCAACAGCAGATTTAACGATAGACATTACTTCTCTTCCCTTAATATTGCTATTATTTGTTTATTTAAAGAAATTTCCACAGTATTCAAAACTAAAAAATCTTCAGAAATTCCAAAAATTTGCTCAGGTATTCTTTCCATATAAACCAAAACAGTTTTCAGCAGAGGCCAATATTTGTCTTCCAGTTTAAAGAACAAAATCCTTAAGGCATTTTTATCACCAAATACATTGAATAGAAGAATAAGATGACCTATAATCAATCTATCCTTAAATATTCCGTCATTTAAAAATCTATTAAATAATCTTTTGATATATTTAATATGATTTAAGTCATCGTAAAATTCTTCTATTCCAGTACATGATGCGTTGTTATAATTGGAGGCAGCAAATAATATAAAATTATCATCTGTAAGAAAATCAAAATCCACAAATCACCATCTCCCTCTAAGCAGGATTAGCTTGATCAGCTACTGTTATTTCTTGGGTTTTAGTTGCAGTAAAAACTTCTTCGGATGCTTCCTGCCAAACAACATTTTTTCCTGCTCCCTCATAAACCATTTCACCATTAGTAATTATTGCCCAAGCAGCTGCTACATCAGCAGCTTCCACTTCAACAGTAACATCTAATGCTCTATTATAACTAATTCTAAAATTCGCCATTATTTTATGTCTCCTTTATATTACGCTGGGAACCTTATATTTTCATGATCACCCGTTATTGTTCCACTAGCAACCAATGTTTCATAATGCACCCTTCCTGCACGTCCACCTGTTCCAGCTGTCCGTTTCACCCAACCTGGCGTGATCCCTTGACCACCTGTACCCAATGCAGCAATTGCAGTTGCAGTATCACCAGTTAATGAATGACTAGATCCTGTACCAACATCAGTGATATCAATATATGCATCTCCATCAGCTGTAGTTTTTAACCGAACTCCAGGCGAAGGTGTTTTGCCTTGAATATAATATTTTGTTCCATTAACTAAACCTTCGACATCTCCTCCACCACCATTTGAATAAGTAACTGGATCATTTTCGTTCAATGCATTGACTTGAGCATTAGTCAATACAATTTCATCACCTGAAGCACTCGCTTTGGAGCTATCAGAACCATCAAACGTTGCAGCAGTTGGAGGATCTATTGCAACCGTTGGAACTGTTTCGTAACTAGATCCAACATTTGTAACAGTAACACTAGTTACTTGACCATTAGTAACAACAGCATCACCATCTGCACTAGCACCGCCTCCACCCGTGACAGATACATCAGCATCCGCAGCATTAATATAACCTGAACCTGAAGTCACAATTGCAATTTCTGTTACATTATCTTCACCAGAACTTGCTTCGGCATTATCCACACCAAAAATCGCATTCGCATCAACATCAGATAAATGTCGAGGAGGATTTCTCCTTATTGTAGCCGGATTTCCTGTTGATCCGGCATATACCTTAGTCAGAGTAACCTGACTAGTAGAATCAACTGTTTTTACCCTATAAGGGACATCAGCCATAACTAAAATATCACCCACAGTTATATTATCTGTGGCCGTATTCGTAAATCCAGTAACCGTAGCACTAGCATTAGTAGCTGTAAGAGTACCATTAACAGTTCCTGAATCAACATTTCCCCATAAACTCATTATTCTTTCTCCTTTTGTTTATACTATTTAGTTTTTTTCTTATTTAGAATTTTTCGGACTGTTTCACGATACTGTTTAGTTCTACCATCAATTCTACCGGATTTAGTATGACGTCCAACCTTTTTTTCTTCTGCCTTTTCGTCCTTACCTTTCCAATTCTTATCAACATAATCAAAAAATTCCTTTTTCTTAGCTCCCTTTAAATCATCTGGTTCATTTACCCCAAATTTTTTCATGGCTTTCTTAAAGAATTTTTGGTATGCAGTATCTTTTTCTTCTGTTTGATTTGGTGATTGATCACCCAAATTAGTTTTGACCATTTCAACTTCGTCTTCAGTCGCATTACCTTGAAGAACACTCTGAATAGCATTTACCAAAGAAGGATCAGATAAATCAAACCCGCCAATCAAATCTTCAGTTTTTTTATTTGTCTCAGACATTAGATTCTCCCCTATTAAAATATTCCTTCATAGTAAATAACTTTTTAGAAGAAATTATTTCAAACCCCGTTTTATATTTTGGTTCTATTAGTTTATTATAATCAATATTCATTTTACACATAATTGGTCTATAGTGTAAAGTCAATTCTTTTGGATCCACCAACATTTGCCCAGTAGTTCTCATTTTTTCTTTACCTGTATCTAACCTGAGTGGATTCATTTGCGGATCTTTGTTATCAGTATTAGAACAAACATCGAAAATATCTTTTGGTTCTTTAATTCTTTTAAGATTATCCTTAACCATTTTCAATCTGGTATCACTACTTAATCTATCTTTTTTCTGTTTGGGATTATCTGTCTGATAACCACTCCAAGGTATTAATACCCCGTGATTAGTTCTTAAAACTGTATCACCAACCCCAATTTTCTTAACTTCACTATAATATTTTTTATTAGGACCATGATAATCTTCAAAAGCACCTTCCAATATATACATCGTCTTTGAATCAAAAACCAAAGTATTCCCAGGAATTTCATCAGCAACTAAAGTATCTAATGCCTTTTCAACAGTTTTTTCCAATAAAGCTTTCCTAATCCTTATACCATCTGGTGCATAATAATTTTCATCCCTACCAGTAGCTTTATCTGCTTCGTCTTCATCTTTCTTAACCATAACAGCAGCAGAAAGTATAGAAACACCAAATTCATTTAATCCTTCACTATACTTAGTTTTTTCATCAAGTAGATAAAATCGTTCTATTCCACCCTTAAAACTACGTTTAAAATTAACAGTTGCCTGATAATTTCTGTCGCGTTGTTTGAATCCTACCCACCCTACTTCGGGGAAATATTTTCCTAATACGATACACACGAATTTTTTCCTCGTTTATCGATCTTATTTTCAACAGTTTTCTGCGAATTTTCCTAATTTTTAAATTACTATTATAATACACCCAATCCAACTCCAACATCAGAATACAATTGAGCTTTCTGACCATTATCTAAACTATTAGGTATTCCACTAAAAAAAAGTTCTACATTATTATCTACCACTGCTTGTCTCATCTTAGAAGCCGACATACCTTCAACACCCTCAGCATCAGGATCTCTTTCACCTGCACTAGATACAATAATTTTTTCAAACTTGTAATATCCATGGGATGATGCTTTTCCATTATATTTATTCAATAATGCATCAAATGATTTTATTCTATCACTGCCTACTATCATACACACCGAATCATAACCCATTTCATACAATTCCACAAGAATCTGTAAGGCATCTCTAGAATCACTAGATATAATATCAGATCTATATTCAGGAAAAATCTTTTTCATCCAATACAATTTAGTCTTATATTTCAACGGATCTTTTTTGCCAGTAGTATGACTCAAATAAATGAAATAATCAGCATTATATTTATTTGCATATTTGAACCCAAAATCCAACAATTTACCATGACCAATAGTAGGTGGATTAAACCTACCGAAAGTAAATGTAGCTTTCATTTGTTTTCTCCAAAATATTTTTTCCAAAGACCACCGACAAACCCCACAACCCAGAACACATCATATAAAAACGACAAAAAACAACGAAACAGAAAACTTCCCACTGGTGATGTAAAACAAATATATCCAATAGTCTGTGAAATTAATTTCATTATTTATCCCAATTTCAAATTTTTTCTTAGAATCGATGATGTAGTTTTTTTCATCCATCTCCTTGTTTCTTTCCCACAAACTACATCAATTATTGCACCCAAATCAATAGATTGAATTTCTTTACCCATTTTAAATAATCTTTTCTGAACAACTCTACTAGCCAAACCAGCAGTAGGAATACATAAATCTACATCATCTATATTTTCGAGTACTTTTGGAAACCACTCATCCATTTTATAATAAGAATCATTATTAGGGACCTTAACAAAATAATCTATTCTACCTAAAAATTGTTCCAAATAAGCCATTTCTTCTTTTGAGTCCCAACAATTAATTAACATTTTCTTTTTAGGTTTTATATTCTCATCCATAAAATCAATTATTAATTCTGGTTCAAATGTAGTTAAATAAGGTATAAAAGAATGAGATTCATAAAATCCATTCTCTACACCTATGAGTTTTAATGCTTTCTCTGTCCTATCATAATCAATCAAATCTAATCCCTCAGGTCTGAACCATCCCTCTTTTCCCCCAACCATACCATCTTCAATAGGATATCTATCATATATCATTGCTTTAATAAAATTTGGATGTTCAATTTTAAATGCTTCTTCTAGTTCTTCTGCTAATTCTGGTGAATATTTATGATACCCATCATTTTCACCTATCATAACATAAAAATCACCATCACCAAATCTAGTATAAAATAATCTTTTTTCTGCTTTTAATAATAAATTCAATTTATTTAATGTAGAACGTGTATCATTTGTAGAAATCATATATCATTTATCCCAATTTTTCTCAACATTAAAATTGTTGAAAGAAAATTCTAATCTATCAACTAACTTAACAGCACTCCCATCTTTATCTATAGCAACAAATCCTTCAGGATTTACTACCTTATACCCATTCTTAGTACGAATAAAAGTGCTTGTATCAGCTTTTGCCCCTTCATTAAGTTTGTCCACAATTAGATTTTTGGCTTCCACCAAAAACCCCTGAAAGGAAATAACTGCTTCTAAAGTTTTTCTTGTTGATACAATTGTATCCAAATACTGTTCTTTCTGATTCCGTTTAATTCTTTTAGACTCTTCACGTTTAACCTTTCCAATAACTTTATCTTCCCAAAATTCATCAAAATATTTTATGTATTGGGAAATATGAGAATTCGGGTTTTTAACCATTTTCCCACTTCTTATTTTGGAATTATAAAATGTTTTTAGTTTAGAACCAATAGCACCCGAAGGATAAGTTAATTCCTGATTCATGAATTCTTTATATTTTCCACTATCAATTTTATGAAACATTTTCCCAGCATTAGAAAGAAACTTAGTAACAACATCAGTTTCTGAAGAAGTCATAGTAACAGACCCCGATTTATCAGGATACTCAGCACTTTGATACCAAACATTTGAGGTTTTTTTCAACCCACTGACATCTGCACCAAAAGAAGCATCCATATCAGGTAAACTAGAACCTTGATATGTAGTATGAAAAACAATCCCAATATTAGAAACCAATATTTCATCTGCGAGTTCACTTTTTTCGGGAACAGCATAAACAATAGTATTCGGTTGAAATGTAATATACCTTTCACCATCTATTGTGGTATATTGAATATCTTCTTTGGTAAACATCATATCGCCTTGCAATACATTAGTAATTCCCAAAGAAGATAATTCCTTTAATGCAATACGAAGTTTTGATGCAAGTCCACCTGAAATCCCATAATATTCTATATCACCTTCGTGTTTAATCAACTTAGCAGTTTTAGAAAACACTGCTTTAGTCCCAACAAAAAATTGATCGTCTTCAGGATCAATGCCACAAAATATAGCAGGAGCTCCATCCCACTTAACAGTAACATCGACTTTATCCGGAGATCTGCCTGCTAACATATCCCTAAGTGACCTTAAGAAATTGATAGCAGACCTACCGCCCTCAAAACCTGCATTCAGAATTTCATCTTCAAGATGTTCCAAATGCAGATTCTTACCAGAACCTTCAGACAAGAATTCTATAAATCCTCGCACCTATAAACTCCATTTATTAGCTATTTATAATTACCAAAGCTTCGCAACAAACAATAGCAAAAAAACGGAAATTAAAATAGCTGTAGATAAGCTAAAAACCCATTTAGTCATTAATTACACCTTTCCCGCAAAAGCGATACAAATGTATCGAGTTCCACTAGTAACTGGTCTCGCACCATGTTTATGACCACAATATCCCGGATGAAAAGCCATCCACCCTTTAGGCAAATTAACTGTTACACCCCATTTATCAAAATATGTTCCCCCACCTTCAAAATCGTCATTCAAAGTTGTGACAAAAGTAATAGCAGATTGATCATGATGAATATCTAAATGAGATTGATTTTGGACTTCATACTTAGCAATAAAAGTTTCAGACAAAAAATTACCTTTTTCTATATTCCATACATCACACGCTATTGGATAAGCATATTGAGTAAGATAATCTTCATATGTCTCATCCCAATTTCTTCCATCAGGTCCACCCATTTCTATTAATGGAATATCCGTAGTAGGATAATTATCATGTCTATCAGATGTCCAACCATCACACTGTTCCGCATCCGCTATTAAAGTATCACAGAAAAGATGTGTGAAGAAAGGCATCTTATAAATATTTATTCCAACGTTATTAATCTTAATTTCTTCTACCACAAGATTAGCAGAAACATTATTATAAATTTCAGGAACCAAAAAATCCCTTTCGGCTTCTTTAGATTCCCTAACATTATTTTCTATTTGAATAGCATTTGCAACAGGCTTTTTCCTAGTCTGTGTTGCGGACTCTGATCGAATAGGATTATCTGGCAATGCAGTTTGTTGCACATCTAATGTCGGGACTTCTTGTGGATTAACAGTTTTTGTAATATCTAAACTTTCCCTAATTATTTCAGGTTGAAATTCTACCATTTTATACTCCTTAAAAAAATTGTTCTAAACTTCCTTGTTGAGATTCATACCAATTCACAAATTCTTTGGTATCCCACATTCCTTCTTTAACATATCCTTCATGTTGTACATATTCCCATTCAGCAGTATTCCACATTCCAGCTTCATACCCAAACACTTCAAAAAACTTCTCCCTCAATTTTTCATGTTCTATTGTACTACATCCAGACAACTTCTCTCTATAATAACAAACCAAAGATAATCTTCCTTGTTTAGGATCATCAAATTCTATAGGAGTATTTCCATGAACTTCATGGACATCCATACCGACAAAATCTCTAGGCCTTGCATTTATAGCCACTCTATACTTTGGTATTACTGTATACCCCCCTTTATAATCACCATGTCCAACAATAATAAGAATTCCAAAACCACTAGGTAAATCACCAGCATCTTTATGTCCTGCTGTTCTAAAATTTTTATTAATCGTTACAGTGGAAAATACGGTATTATCTATAATAAAACCATTATCCGTTTTTTCAACCCATTTCTTTTGGTTTGCCCAACGATCAGAAATATGATATTCAAAACGACTACTTATTTGTTGTAGAAAAGGAATTCCAGACTTAAATTTATCAGAATTTCCTTTATTGAATGCTGTTTCTCTACAAAAAGGAAATCTAGGATATCTATCAAAATACCCAGCAATCCCAGCTTCCACTCTATTAGCATAATTTGTATCAGAAACAGATCCATCTTTTCTGATAACTTTTCTCATAAATTTCTTTGTGTTAGGATCTTCATCAGGGTCATAATAAAATTTCCTAATCGGATTTTTCTGTGTACGACTATGTACCTGATGGTTTTCTTCTGAAACAGGACCTGCTGCTACTCCTCTATTATCTGTAACATTAACTGCAGCGTTAAACGCTTCATAAGCAATCATCTGATCCTCATCAGAAAAAGCATTCTTTTCAAACACACATAATAATTCCCTTTCACCCTCAGCGTTTGGAGTTTTCCAAATTTTACAGGATTCGTTTATAACAATATCATAATTGGAATCATCTAACCATTCCCCTAACAAATAGTCTTGATCCTCGCCTTGATACTGATCATCTAAATAAATATCTTTCACAATTTTCTCCTTTATACTACATATTATACCATATTTAGACATCTTTGGCAAGCTTAAAATGTCAAGAAAAATACTTGCATCAATCTCATTTTACCCTTGTCATGTTTATCACCAAAATAATTAGAAGTTCTATGAAAAAATTTTGCGTTAAATATAACCATTCTATTATATTTATACTTTACACTATCATATTTCACCCAAGCAGTATCATAATTTTGTAAACAAGCTTCAGTGTTTTGAATATCAGCATATATATTATTACTATAATCTATCCCAAACTCCCCCTTCTTCCCACTTTTTTTATGAATATAAAAATCTGTTCCACAATCATAGTCAGGATATTCCTTATTCAAATAAACTAAAGCAGAATAAACAACCCCATGTTGATCATCAGTATGTACCCAAGGATTATCTTCAACAGAATTAAGTTGAAAACCACCAAACCCTCTCTCCCCCCAATAATTCATTTTTTTATTAAACAATTTTTCAAATACATTTTTAACGGGAAGATTATGATTACCCCCAGTAGCCTCGGTTCGCATTCCAGGATATCCTTCAGTATCTTCAAAAACTTGACTTAAAGCATAATTTCTAACCATATCAGGATCATCATAAAAATCGTCAATTATCAAATATAAAACATCATCCCAAATCATAATCTTCGACCTCAAAAAAGAAACACTGGAACAACCTAGAATTTTTTAACGTATCACCAAAATAATTATTTGCACAATGCCACATTCCAGCATCATATAAAACTAATCTATTAAACTTATATCCTATATAATCAATTATAGACCATTTAGTTTTATCTTGTCCATCGGCCATATACTTATCATCTTCCACATCATTACCACTACACACATAAGTATTAGATTCCAAATGTTTAAAAAATGTAGTACCGTAATCCCCTGGAGGTGGATTTGGATGTAAAAATATCAAAGCTGCATGAGTACAACCTTTGGTTTGATCTTTATGTATCCAAGTCTGTTCTCCGTGTAAAACATACTGGAATCCTCCATTATAACTATTATCCCACTTCAATATAGTCCTACCAAAATATGTTTCTAAAAATTGTTTAACGCCCAGATTATGATTAAGAGAATTTTCTTTTGGTAACAAACTATTATCCCTACTCCTAAACCCAGGATAATTACCAACAATATCATACTCTAAACCTAAAGCATACTTTCTAACATCATTTGGTGTATCATAAAAATCATCAAAAACAGTTATCATATTTTTCATTATTCACACTACCCTTTATCGTTAGGATTATCAAGAACAAATCCATCATCGTTATAGTAAAGTTTTGACCCTTCCAAACCTTCCATAGATTCTTCATCCACAACTAAATCAAACTCACCCAAATTCATAAAATTATCATATAAATGATTAATAGCATCACTTCGAACGTCTAACCCGAGAACGTATTTTCGTCCTATTTTCTCGTCTTTTCTTATCCCCAATCGAAGAAGTGTTTGACTTAAGATCATGCCTTCTGTTGCTATCACTTTCAATACTTTTTCGACTACGGACTCTGACACTTCTACTGGCATCTCGTTGTCTACTAACACTAGAATACCTCCGAGGAATAGGTTTATTATAATATGGTCGTTGTTTGATAATTGGTGCTGACGGAGCAGTAAAAATCATTGGATAATAATATATTCTCGGGGGTTTTAATCTCGGAGGTTTAAGTAGGCGGGGAACATATACCAATTCCACATTATGTCCATAAGAATAACCATATGGTCCAGCGGGATTATGCGGAATAGGATAAATTATGTCTATATTTGAACTAGGTTCAACAACATATTTACATCCACCAATAAACAAAAAACTCAAAAAAATTAAAATTGTAAATCGTCCCATTTATTTTCTCCTTTTTTGTTATTATCAAAAATGGGCATAACAAAATCCGAATTTTTAACATCTGAATCATGTAATTCTTGTGCATCATCTTCCACATCATATAATCGCATTTTACCCCTATCACACCCAATCACAAATCTCCTATTTAATGTTGGATCATTATATCTATTTTTCAACTGTTTTACCATTATTTGATTAAGTTCTTCCAATTCTTCAGTAACTATTAGAGCGAACATAAAATCTGCAGTAGTAGGTAAACCAAAACTCTCAGAAGTATCAGTCAATTCCACATCACTATTGGAATATCCAGACCTAGTAGTTTGAGTTGCACTCATAATAGGTAAATTTTTTTCTACAGCAAGACCTCGGAGTTCTTCTGCAATAGATTTTACCAAAGTATAAGAATTAGCATTTGCGCCTGCATTAATTCTACTAGATGAACATATATTTAAATAATCAATAAATATGATATCCGGCATAAATGTTTTCTTTAGACGTAATTCATTCAATAAATGTCTGAAATGTCCTACATGAGCTACCGCAGTTGGATATTCCTTAATGATTAAATTCCCAATTGTCTTTTTTCTTTCACTTTCCAACCTTTTTTGAAAGGAATTCTCGTCCAAAGCAACAATATCATCTAAAGCAACATCTAATAAATTCGCATCTATCCTTTCTGCAATACGTTCTTCTGCCATCTCAAGAGTAATGTATAAAACATTTTTCCCATCCTTTAAACATCCCGCAGCTTGATGACACATAAACATAGACTTCCCAACACCTGTACCTGCAAGGCAAATATTTAAAGATTTTTTAGATAATCCGCCCTTCGTTATCATATTGAAATGATTTAAATCAAATTTGATTTTTTCCTCAACCCTATGATAAAACTCAAAACGTTCATCACCATCTTCAAAATAATCATGTCCCACATTAGGATCAAAACTTACCGAAAGTGCATCGGTAAGTATTTTAGGAATTTCACCTTCACCCTTATCTTTATCTTTACCATCTACTATGGATATTGATTCCATCAAAGCATTGTAGACAGCTTTCTCTTGACAAAATTTTTCAGTAGATTCAATTAACCATTCTTCAGATTCCTCCACCTTATCATATATTTCTTTCAAATATTCTATTATATTAGTGTATTGATTATCATTCAAAGTATCTTTCTGATTAAATTCAACTCTTAATATGTCAATAGAAGGAAGTTCATTATACTTGTCGACAAAATCATTTATTTCTCCATATATCAAATTTTCAGAATTATCATGAAAATATTCAGGTTTTAAAAAAGGCAAAACCTTTCTAGCATAAATTTCATTGTGCACTAGACTCGATAAAATCTTTGTTTCCAACCGCATCCAATTCTCCAGTTTCCATTTTACTTTTAATATCATCATCCATTATAGACAATAAAATTTCAAAAAGTAATTTTTCAAATTTATGACGACTACTCTCGTCTATAGATGCCCGATAAGGCATTTTAAGTATAACATAATTAAACGAAACTGGCAAGTTTTTTATTTCATCAACTTGCAATTCTTCTTCAGAAGGGACATGAACCTTTTCATAACGATATACACATCCCCTATACCTTCCCCTGAGAATTTTAATATCCCACCATTTACCATCATCCGCATGAGATAACTTATAATGTTTATTTTCCCTCTTCTTGCGATATTTCATCAATTGCCTCACTTTCAATTTCTTCTTCTATTTCATCCTCAAAACCATAACTAAATGCAATTTTTACATAATCTTCTAATCTATCCATAAGTTCAGCAGTAAAATATTGTTCAGGATTACTATAAAGTTCCTTTGCAAAATATTTAGATCCACTAGGAACTTCTATACGATTTCCAGCCTTTTTTAGATCCCCACTAGCAATACCCAATTCAATCAAACCATAATATCTATCCAACCCCGTATCATATTTCAATAAAACTTCAACTTCTTTATTCTCCTTAGAAAGTCTACTTTTTTGCATTCTAACTTTAATTATATTTCCAACCACTTCTGTTCCATCACGTTGTTTTTTCTTAGATAAAAACGCAATAGTAGAAGCCGAATACTTAAGACCTGAACCACCACTCATTTCTTTCATAGGGACATATGATCCAATCACATCATAAACATGGTTACAAACCAATAAAGGAACATTTGCCTTGGCCAATTTTAAATTCAACACTCTAAAAGTTGCCTTTAAAATCTGAGATTTAGTCATATCTCTAGTTTCACTACCTTCAGCAGTATCTTCAAGTTCTTTGGTACTAGACAATTGACCTAAACTATCTAAAACCATAA